TTCTGACATAGCTGTAAACATACCTTTTGCAAAGTCATCCATCATACCATCTTCATCTGTTCTACCATCTTGAACAGCGTTAACTATTGATTGTAATGGTCTAATTAATGTGTCGTATGCATTAGCATGACTAAAATCTATGTATTTAAAACTACCATCATCTTGTTTAATAGGTAGCAATGTAGAGTTTTTTGACCATTGGGCTGCAAACCTACGGATAGCCTCTCTTTCCTCGTCTGTGACGTCGTATAGGGCCTGGAATGCTGCTGTTGTAGCCACTGGTATAGCTGCAACTGTAGTCGTAAAGCCCATTAATCTAGTATATCCAATACCTTGCATAGGTTTTACAACTGTACCATCAGCTAAAGTTACTGATTCATTTATCTCTCTTAGTGCTCGTCTTACAATATTTGTACCTGTTCTAGCTATCTCTGCTGGAAAAGATACAAAGTTACCAATAGGTAATTTTCTTAAACCTTTTACAAAATCAGATACATAATCATAGTTAGGTATATTGTTTCTTACAATGTCCGCTGCTTCTTGTTTAAAAAATTGTTCATCTAATCTAACATCAACACCATTACGTTTAAAAGATTGTCCTCTAACTAAACCAACGTTTTCATATGCTTTTTCTAGTCTAGATTTTTCTATAGCCCAAGAATATATTTTCCAAAAGTCATCTTCAGCTGTATATAAATCTTGTGATACAGATTTTAATTTTGATAATGGTTTTAATAACATTCTCATACCTTTGTCAGATGTCATAGTCTCACCAAAGTTTACATCTTTTAATAGTCTAGATAAATCTCCAAGTCTTACGTTAGAGTTTACAACACCTAATTCTAACAACTCTTGATACAAATCATTTTGTTGTCTTGTACCTTTTAATGGTGTTTGTAATGCTTGGTATGCTTGTTTGATTGCACCTAAGTCTGCTGCTGGTAAGATACCATTTGCTGCAGCAAAAGCTCCAGCACTTACAAAGTTACGTAAGTGTGTTACTGGTGATAAAATTGTTTTAGCTATCTGTGATGTAGCTTTAGGATATAGTACTAAACTTTCATATATTCTACCAAGTATACCTGAGCCTTGTGTAGTTAACGAAGTTTGTTCCATAGCATCTGCAATACCTGGTCTTGCAAAAAATGGTTTAGCAACGTCACCAAAAGGATTACTTGAACCTGATGCAATGTTTACGTTTAAAGTTTGCGCAGGATCAATAGGTTGTATTCTTCTATAGTCATCACCAAAAAATGCTCTAGCTTCTTGCTCTGATCTAGCAAACATGGGTTGCGATACAGTTTGTTTGTCAGCGGCAGCCGTCCAATTAGCAACTACTTCATCATTCTTTTTTATAAGATCATCATAAAATAAATTACGTCTTGTAATTAAAGATAATTTAGCCATACCACCTATCATTGTTTGCATAGGATTTTTTTGTTTACCAAATAAATCATCAATTACTTTTCTATCTGCAGCAGATTCTAAATCTTTAATTGATATTCTAGCAATACCACCACGTTTAACTGCATCATCTAATGCAGTTCTGTTTACAAAAAAGTCTGGTATATTAAATAATGCATCAGAAGGTTTGTCCATTCTTAAACCTTTAGGTAATCCTGAAGTTTTTAATACATTGTTAACAATTTGTTCTGCTTCTAAATCTGTAAGATCTTTACCTGCTTCTTTTGCACTAGATTTAAATAATGTTTTAGCATTTTCTACAGCTTCAGCTGCAGGTTTATATCTTAACCATGGTAAAATACTTTTGTCTTGAAAGATATCATATGTAGAACCAAGGTAGTTTTTAAATTTACCACCAAACAATTGTTTAAAAGATTGTATGTCCGCAGCATCTAAAGTTCCACCTAGTTTAGAAAATAATTTAGACCAAGCTGTTCTCATATTTGACAGTCCACCAAGAATAGAAATTTCTAATTCTTTTGCTTTGTCTGCGGTAGGTGCAAATTTTCTTATTTGATCTTTTACTTTTTGTACCATTGCAGCGTCCATATCACCAAATGCTGCAACACCATCGTCACCAAGTCTTGCTTCACCAGATAATAATGCATCGTTTACATCACCTAAAAATTGTGTTCTTTCTTTTGCAGATTGTTTATTAAATACAGTCCGCATTGGTGGAAATAATCTATCTATATCAACATCAAGATCTCTAGAAAAATTTCGGGCGACGTTTGCATCAGCTGCTTGCGCACCAATAGATTGTCTCTCTACATCAAAAAATTCTTGTGTCTTACCACTACGTGCTCTAAATTTTGATGCAACTTTATCAATCCATCTATCTAACTCAGAGTTAGCTGTGTCTAATCCTTTGTTCCTGTTTGTTATTTTTTTAATAACTGTACCTGCACCACTAAGAATACCTGTAAACAATGCACCTTCTGTACCAAATTTAATTCTGTTTAATATTTCTCTTGTTGCATCTGGGTCCGTGTCACTTCTATCTATTTTAGTTGGACCACCTAACAAATCTCCAAACGTACCAATAGCTTCTGCATCACCTACAAACACACCTTCTGCAATACCACCACCAATTGCACCTGCTATAAACTGTCTACCCTTACCTTTAGCTGTAAGTTCTAATGCTTCATCAGCTGCATCAACTAATTTTTTATTTCCTAATCTAACGTACTTATTATTTTTACCTGCAAGCATTGCAGTCTTTGCCATACCACTTGCAGATTTAAAAGCTAATCCACCAGGTATACCTATATTTACTAATGCTTCTGTAATTTTACCAGCAGCTGTTGCTTCTGCTTTCTCATCAAATTCTGTAAGGTCATCAAACCATTGTTCGACTGCAGCAGCTTTACCACTGTTAACACCAAGGTCCATTAGACTTGCACCTAAAGAAAAAAAACCTTTTGGTATTGCAATTAAACCTGATGCTACACCTGATAGCATAGATTCTATTGTACCTACTTTGTTTTGTGGTGAGTATGCGCTGGTATCAAAGATGGTAGCCATTTACCCTCCTATAATAGTGGGGTTACGTTACCTTGTACATCTACAATAAGTACCCTGTCACTTATAACATAGTACCCTGGACTTACTGGAGTTCCTGCTTTTTTAGATTCTTTAATTTGTGATTCAAAGAATGTTTGTGGGTCTACACCAGAAGGTATTTTAGTTGAATCAATTGTTGTAACATCTACTTTTTCTGTTGCACGAAGTATACCAGCTAACTCATCTCCTCTTGGTACTTTACCTTTTTTATATCTTTCAGTAATAATATCTGAAAATGAATCTCCGGCTAATGTTTTATCAGCAATTTGTATTTGTTTTTCAGTTAACTTAGCTTTTTGTTGTGCTGTTGGATCAGAAGCTTTAATATCTTTTTCAATCTCACCTTTAAGTATAAGAGTATCAATCGCATCTTTAGTTTTCTTAGGTTTGTCAAATGCTTTACTTGTTGATTGTATAATTTGATTAATTAAACTACCATCTTTTATAGCTCCCTTTAAATCTCCACCTGCTTGGTTAACAAGCTGACTAGCTGCAATTAAAGAATCGTAAGCAGCTTCTTTGTTCATGCCTTTAATGTCCATGATGTCTCTATATTTTTCTACCTGAGCTGCACGTCTTTCTTTTGGACTTAATTCTACGCCGCTACCTGCACCACCTTTTTTGTCAGTGTCTTCTAATAATTTTGGTAAACCGCCTGGAGGTGGTGGACCTTGCATTTCTAATTCTTTATCTGTTTTAGGTGTGCCATCTGGATAAAAATAATATGCAGCAGAAGCTATTGTTATAGGATCTTTTGCAACAGACCAAATAGCTTTACCTGCTTTTTGTGTAAGGCCAACTGCTGTAGGAGATGTTGCTCCTTTATATAAACCAGTTACAACTTTACCTGACATAGTCCCTGATAAATATCGACCAAATGGATTAGGTACAAATTCATTTATTGTTTTTGGACCTGTTCCTGGACCAACAGCTTGAGTTCTAACTTGTCCTGAGTATGGACCTGAATATTTAGTAACTACACTACCTTGACTTGTTGGACCCATTTTTGGAACTTGAACTGTTTTAGGTACGTTTGAACCAAATAAATTTTTAAAAGCTTGAACACCTTTTCTACCATATCTCATTGCTGCAGGACCTGCTCTCATTGCAAGAGGCGCTAATCTTGCTAGTCCTAAACCTGCACCATATACAATAGGTGCTACGTGTTTTTCTCTACCACTCGAATCTTTAAATCTATCTGGATGTTGACCAACCAATAACATACCACCATCTTTTTTTTGTTCTCTGATGCCCGACATAACACCCTCTTTAATAGGGCCGCCGTATCTAAACATTGGTCTATTTAATGGTCTCATAATTAATTACCCAAATATTTTTCCGTACAATCCACCAACACCTAACGCTGTAGATAAGGCAGTTGAGAAAGGACTTGGTGCTGCTGGTTGTGCATACTGTTGTCCTGATACACCACCTGCTAAACCAGTTAATGTGTTGCCGTATTGTGAAAGTCTTCCGTAAGGTTCGTAAGCTGCAGTTTGTGCTGCTTGTTGATCAGCACTTAACATAGCTTGAGTTTGACCTTGTCTTAATGCACCAAGAGATCCTAATGCAGAAACATCTTGACCCATATTTTGTCGTGCAAAATTAGATAAACCATATTGTTGGCCAGCTAAACCTGATTGTAATCCTGCTAGTTGTGCACCTTGACCAAAAGCTTGACCTGCTGCTTGTTGTGCTTGACCAAAACCTTGTTGTAATAATTGTGCTTGAAGTGCTGCTCTGTCACCTAATACATCTGATTGATATTGACCTAACATTGCACCTTCTCTACCACCACCAAAATTTCCTGAACCAACTGCTGCATCTCTAATCTGTTGCGCACCTGCTTGACTTTGTTTGTCATACTCTGCAAGAGTTGTATTAATAACTTGTTGTTGATATGGAGACATAAATGGTTGGTAAGCTGACGCTCCTGTTAGAGCACCCAATCCACCAACAGTTCCAGCTGCTTGTTGTTGTGCAGTTTGTGCAGCTTGTAAAAATGGTTGATAAGAACCAACACCTTGAGAAGCTATATTGATAGCTTGTGTTTGTAATGGATCTTCACCAGCAACAAACTGTCTACCTGTAAAAGTACCTGTGTTAATAGGGGCCGAATAAGTGGCCGTTGCCTGTGTTGCGTAATCTTTTACTGCCGGTTCTAAAAAATCTGCTATTGCCATTATATTACCCTCGATTGTAACATTTGTTGTTGATCATACATTGCTTGCGCACCTTCTAATCCTTGTGAATCCTCAGAAACTTCACCACCTTGTTCTAAGTTATTCATTAAATTTTCCATAACTTCAGCGCCTTTATCTATATCGCCGCCTCCTGCATTTCTAACAGCATCTGCTGTAAATACAAACTCATTTTTTGATAGTCTAGCAGGCACATCGTCAGCTCTTTCTTTACCACCTAACGCTACAAAACCACCTTCGTTTCTAAAATCTTTTTCCATACCACCCATGTCAATCATTTCTGATGATTCAGTTTCCATAATGCCACCTTCTTGGGCTTTAACTCTTACACCACCTGATCTATAATCAAATTTATTATATCCTGCTGGTGTTGTATATCCAGGCACTGTAGATCCTGGCACTGGTCCGCCATTAGCAGCCATCATAACTTCTTGTGGTTGTTCCATACCTGCACCTTCAGGTGCTTGTTGCTGTTGCATTACTGCTTTTACAAATTGTTTAAAAGATAATGTGCCACCTTTATTTTTGTATTTAACAAATTCTGCCATAAGCATTTGTTCTGCTTGTGCATTACTTGCATCACCACCATTCATTAATCCTGCTCTACCACCAGCTGCTGCATAAAAATTAGGTTGTACAAATTGTTTTTGTGGCATGAACGATAAAGAGCTTCCAGTAGGATCTCTGTAATAATCTCTTGCCATGTTTCTAATGTTTGCAACATCCATAACTTCTATATCTTCCTCTTCTTCATCATCGCCACCCATAAAAAATGGAGCTGCTAAAGCTGTACCAGCTAGTCCTGTTAATGCTGCTCTACCTAAATTAAATGTACCATCTTTATCTCTAATTAAACTTCTTAAAAAACCACCTTTATCAGTAGCTCCTCTTGTAAGAGGTGCTCTAAACAAACCACTAATACCACTACCAAGGTTTCTAAAATTTCCTAAACCACCAGTAAGTCCGCCTCCGCCAGGCATAAATCCACCAGCTAAGTAAGCTCCTCCACCAAGTAAGGCTAGTTTACCTATAGGACTTTTAGCAATTTTTTTAATACCTCTAGTAGCTTTCTTTACAATCTTACCTAAAAAGTAACCTTGTCTTGGATCTTGTAAAGATCCTATTCCTGATTGGATTTGCTGCGGTTCTTGCATTCTAGATATTGCCATAATTTTACCTTAATTCTTATGTTTACTTGGTTTTTGCTAACAAATCAAGAGGAGGCATGATGACTTTTACATCTTGTGCCATATCCTCATTCTTAAAACCTCTGCTTTCCCAGTCTTTTCTTTCCTTAAAAAGCTCACCAGTTTCTTTGTGTCTATAAGTTGTCTCTACTTTTGCTTGTTTTATTTCCATTAGTCTATTTTCTCCTTTAATATATTGAGATAACTAATACCAAATACGACACCATCAGATACCGTGCCAGCTGTAGTATAAGATAATACAGTCCCACCTTCTACAATTAAAGGTAAAGTTAATATCTCTACACTTGTAGCAGCTACTAGTGTTTGTGTATTTACTATCTCAAATGCGTTGTTTTTAATAGTTACAGTTGGCGTATTAGAACCTGATTTATTTGTAACTCTTAAAGATTTTATAATAATAGTTTCATTAACAGATGGAGAAAGCATTGTTACAGTCTCTGCAGCTGTTGTTGTTTTACCGTAAAATTTATATTGGTTTACTACTGCCATTATTCCATAAAGAAACTTTTAGCTTCTATCTCCTGTTTAACTTCATCTTGAAATGAAGAGTTTAATTTCGTTATTACACCATCAAGATCTCTAACTAATGATTGTAAATTTTGTCTGCTATATTCTTCTTCAGCTCTAGTTAATGATTGTACAATTTTTGCCATTATAATATACTTGCTAGTCCTCCATGTTTATATCCAATTCTACCACCATCTTTTCTGCCTCTAGAATAACCAACATTACCTTGTGCATCTCGATAAGATCTTCCCGCACTTCTCATTGAAGTTTTATCTTCTGCAAAAGCACCTTGACCCCCTCTGTCTCTATTATCTATATTTTCATATCTACCATCATTAGCACCAGAAGTAATACCACTCCTAGCTTTTTGATCTTCAAAAGCCTGTAGAGCTGCTGCTTCTTGTTTTGCTTTTTGTTCTGCAGCAAATTTTTCTTGTGCTTTATTTGTTTTATACATTGCAGACGCTTCTAACATTTGTTTATATTTAAACTGTTTTCTTGGGTCTGCTTTTGTTTTAGCTATTAAATCTGTTATTTCTTCTTCAGTCATCATAGTTCCATCTGATTTTGTAAATTCTTTATTGTAAATATCTATCTGACCTTCAAGATAACCTTTACCTGCAAAGTTTTTACCTGTTAAAGTTTTTACGCCACCAGGGCCGTCAAACAACATACCTTGACCTGCTAGCATATTGTATTGACCTTTCTGAATATTATCCATTCCACCTATTCTGTAATTAGGTTGACCTAGTCTAGGATCATTTAAACCTTGTTCTATTTTACCTCTAAGAAAATTACCGCCTGGTAAAAAACTCAACGCAAAATTAGCAAACCCCGGCAGTTCTTTATTTTTACCTGTCGTCATTTGGTACGCAGTCATAAAGTCATCACCTTCATAATTAGGATCCATGTCATACATAAAATTACGGGGAATACCGGATTGTTGAACATTACCAGGAAGTCCTCCAAAATAACTTGGATCATCGTAGCTGCCTAAAGCTACAGGATTAACTGCGCTTCCATATCCAAAAGCATTACCGCCTGTTAAGTTGCCACCATAACCACTACCTGTAAAAGCATTAGTTGCTGGTATACCAAATGCAGTATTAACAGCTTCTGCTTGCGTGTTTGTGTTTGTTGGTAAATTAAGACCCAATCTATATTGTTCTTGTGGGAGATATTGATAGTCTTTGTAAAGTTCTTGATCAGCTTTGTTATAAAATGCTACCATTATCTTCTTCCCCCAGGATGTATGTCTAATCTAAACGTACCAAGTTTCCAATCTTGACTTGCTGCCGTATTAGATACTTTTAAAGCTATTGACCGAGCTCTTATTCTTGTATCTTTTTTAGTTGTACTTGATGTTATATCAAAATTTGAAGTACTTGAAGAACTATTTGGATACGTTCGAGTAGTAAAACTAACTCGAGTAGATCCTGTTTGTGTAATAAAATCTGGTATAAATCTGCTAATTCTCATTATAAATTCTCCATCTCCTCTAAGATCTGGCATTCCTACAACCGCTCCTGTAGAAGCTCTTTTTTGTGTAATGTCAAAATCTCCAGAAGTAATTGTGCCAAGAATTGCCGTAGTTACTCCACCCGCATCGATTTGATCGGTCCCTGTTTCCTGTTCATAGTATATTGTACATCCATCCGTATTACCAATAACATCATAAGAAGTATTACTATCTGGATTATAATAAGTTGCGTGTGGTTTATTAAATACTGCTGAGTCTTGCCAGGCTGCACGCGGTAAACTACCGGTTGTCCATATAGGTCTTTTAAATACAGGAGAATCTAAATAATTATATGTTACCATTCTATTAACAACGTCTGATCCTGCTGTGCAATAAAACCAAGTTACCTCACCAAACAAATTATTTAATCCAGCATTTATTAAATCTCTAGATGTAAAATTTATATCGTCATAAACATAATCTTCTACTAAACATTGTAGTGATTTTAATTGACCATCGTAAGTAAAGAATCCATTTTCTGACATCCAATAAGCTGTACCATCTACTTCAACACAAGCATTTTTACCTATCAGTCCACAGTTAGTTCCTACTTGTTCAAACGAGAAAGTAAAAGGTTGGCCAACAAATTTCATAAGAAATAATGCAGTATCTGTCCAAACGTAAATTGCATCTCTACCTTTAATAGCTCCCATAATTCTAGAACCATCTGCTAATCTTTGTGTGCCTGCAGTATTGTTAGCTCTAACTGTATACGAATCTGTTTGATCAATACTCTCTTGCGAAGAAAACCTTATAAACATATCGTCTTGTGTAGCACTATTGCCTACTGTTGTTTCTGTTCCAAAAAATACTAAGTGTCTATCTGGTGTAGATACCAATACATGACGCGATGCAGTTGGAGCGTTTGGAATAATTGTAGCTCTAATTGATGTTGCGTTTGACGGAGATGCATCCCATTCAAAACATGCACCATTATATATAAGAGCAATTAATTTTGTTCCATAGTTATCTAAAATCCATAAACCCGGATCAATTGTAAAGTCAGAAGAAGAAGCTTCTCCCCATGCAACAAAGTCTGATATATTAGTTACTGTAGCACCTCCAGTGTGAGCTGCTCTTGTAGTTCCGTTAACTGCTCTAGCTCCTCCACTTAAGGTCCCTGTTCCCGTGTCATTGTTTGTAAAACTTATATCTTCTGATCCAATTCTAATTTCTCCTGAAGCAGGAAAGGCTGAAGTGTTTGCTAATACTACAGTCGTAGTAGCATCGTCTGGAAGCGTTGTTGATAATGTAGAAGTTGCTGGTCCGTTAGCTGTACCACCCCATAGTGCTGTACCCCAACCAAAGCCACCTAATTGTTGCGAAGGCCCTACGTTATAGTAACAAAGAATAGAAGTGCTGTTACCGTCACTTGTAGTTAACGGTGTCCCTGTTTCTTGAGTAGCCATTGTAATTGTAAAAGTAGTGGCTGTTGGAACAGAAGTAACCATATATTTTATGTCTTCAAAAGTTGCATTACTGTAAGTTGATCCTGCCGGTACTCCGGTTACACTGTCAAACAAAACAATATCATCTTCTAATAAACCATGGGCTCCGGTACATGTTACCGTGACTGTTGTTGATGAAGATGTACTAGTAAACTTAGCTCCTGTTAAAGTTTCTCTAATTGGGTGTATGTCATAATAGGTTCCACCTGAATATACATACAGAATTCTATTAGTTCCAATAGCGGCATATTTAATACCGGCATTGTTATCCCAATGATGTAACGCTCTAGCAGCTCCTGTAAGCTTATCTTGTCCTAATTGGGACCAACCACCTATTTTTTCAGCAGTTCCGTACCTAAAACGTACATTATCCCCATCAAACCATTGCCCTTCAGCTCCAGTTTCCGTAACTTGTTTATTAAATCCGGGTGCAAAACCTAATTTTTGTAGCATATAACTCCATTATATTACTTGCTTTGTATTTATACTAGATTGAAAGATTTTTCAATTCTTAAATTTTAGCTACAGGAATATTTAAAAGATTAAGCTGAGTTTTGTCTCCTAAAGTTGTACAAAAAGTATTAAAAGATAGTGAATATCTATCTCCACTACTTTCATTATTAGGAACACTATGACGTAAAGAACTTGGAAACAACATTAAATTTCCAGGATAAAAATCAAAAGCGTGATAAGGATTATTAAATGAGGTTACTTCATAAGTTTTTTTATCATCATTTAATAAAGGAAGTTGTAAAGCATTAAGTG